CCCTGCCGGATGTCAAAGACGTTCTCATCCTTGCCGCCATCCGGGCAGGTTTCCTTTTTCAGGCTGTTGCCATGCAGGTCGAGCACATAGATTTCATCGAAGGTGCGCATCAGGCTCTGGCGCATGCCGCGGAAGGTGGGATTGTCCAGATAGCCGTGATTGGTGATCATGCCCACGATGCCCTTGCCCGCCTTGTGTATTTTCCATTGGGCAAAGCGCAGGAACTTCACATAATCATCCTGCAGCCATTTGGGATTCTTTTCGTTCAGGGGCATGCCGTCAACTGTGTAATAACTCTGCGCGCCGTCCAAGTCCGTCTTCAACAGCTTTTCCGTCCAGTCGTTGTTGTTTTCGCTGGCTCCGCTATAGGGCGGGTTTCCCATGATCACCAGGATCGGGTCCTCATGCTTGACCTTGTTTGCCAGGGCGCACTCCTCGCTGATGTCGTGGGCAATGGGCAGTTCGGTTTGCTGGGGAGTGTCCGGCTCCAGGGTGTTGGAGAGATAGAGCTTGAAGCGTTCAGCTTCGCTCAGTTCATAGCCATGTTCCGCCAGCAGGTAGCTGATCTTGAGGTGTCCCACGGTGTAGGGCGCCATCATCAGTTCAATGGCGTGGAAGTGGGGCAGAATGTGATGTTTGATCAGGTTGTGGACGGTGCCCTCGCCGTATTTGCCTGCCTGCTATTCAATGGCCATGTTGATGGCTTCACCAGGAAAGGTGAGAGTGCCAGCAGCAGGATAAAGAATTAGGTGAGGGTTTGGGCATATAGGTCGGCAAACTGCTCTATGGTCAGATTGTTGATCAGCAGCTTCTTGAGTGTTTCATAGAAGTTCAACACCACCTTCTTGTCCTGCATATCCTCCTCTGCCAGTTGGGTGGTGATGATTTCGTTTCGTAGGAAGCGGGTACGTTTTGCCAGTGCATTAGCCAAACTCTTGGGGTCTGTGATGGCAGGCAGGGAAAAGCTGAAATAACGGTCAAGCAAGGTTGCAAGCTCATCAAATGCGAAGCTGGACGGGCAATAAGCATCTGGGTGGCATTGATCGAACTGGCAATTGTAACACTATCTATAAACTGACCATGCTGATAGAGACGGAACTCATAGAAGTTGGTGAGGATGAGATTGGGAAAGGTAGCCAGGTAACGCTTGAGCTGTTCGCTTACTGCGATGGGGTCGAGCTTGTAGGTCTCCGGTTTCTTGGTTTCGATATAGCCAGTGATGTGGGCTTTGCCATCCCAGACACGGAAGTCCGGGTTTCCGGCTTCGGTGGTCTTGGGCAGGATACCCACTTCGCATTTGCTGATCTTATTCAGCTTGGCATAGGCTTCGATCATGTCCTTCAGACAATGATAAAAGGACTCTTCCCGGGCGTCTCCCCGGTTAATGATCTTCTGCAGATCGTTTAGGAATGTAACCAGAATAGCTTTCAGCAAACGTAACCTCTATCTTGTTATATTTCTGATTAGACATAGTCAAATAGAGGGGATATTCTGCCAATCTCTTTTTTATTCGAGCTTAATACGACCGAGATACTGGTAATACAGAATAGACGGCTAATGTATCAGGTGGGAAACATGTCATCAACTACTACTCAGTCCAGATTACCGTTGTTGTCCTACACTTCCAATGAAACGGTGGAAACGGAGTATGCGCTCCGGAGACACCTATTGGATTCATCTCTGAGTCATAATCGATCTGATCATCTTTGATCCAAGGTGCGAGGGCTTTGATGTATTCCCGGGCATCATCCAGACTGTTGGACTTGGTATCAAGAGCCATGAGCTTGTCCATCACTTCGAGGGCATCGTTTAGGGGATAGACCTTGTCCTGGGCAGCCAGAGCCCGGCAGATGTCACTGGTACGGTCATCCAGGATTACCACAAGCTTGTAGTATTTGGCCTTGGCTTTCTTGTAGCCTTGCAGCCTTCCGAATTCCCTGATGCGCAGGGCTGTGTGCTCTGCAAGTCCCTGCCAGTAATGAGATGAGCGGTTGGCGAGGTCATTGAACTGGTCTTTGAGGGTATCGGCTAACATCTCCTTGGTATAACCCTGCTCTATGGCTTTGGAGAGGACATCGGCAAAGTTCTGCCTTATGTCTGCATCGAAGTGATTACCGATCCAGAACAACTGCTGCTTCTGGATGGTTGAGGAGAGATGCTGATCTTTAATGCCCCATAGCCCGATTGATGTCATGGTCGGGGCTTGCACTTGGGTGTCTCTCAGTCCGAGGCGCACACAGCGGTCTATTATCGCCTTGGTGGGCTCATTGACCAGTGCTGCGAAGTCATCTCCCAACTGGGTATTGATGATGCCCATCAGCTTATCTATGGAGTTCTGGTTGATCTTCTCTGCCCTTGGCATGTCAATCAACATTTGGATGGCAAGTCGAGCGGCATCCCTGATCTCGGTCTTCCAGGCATTGTTGAGTATCCTGTAGTACTCCAGCATAAGTCTATCGTAATAGTTCATCAGAAGGCGAACCTCTTGATCCTGAATCTGTTCCTACCGATATCGTATTCCGAGAACCGTTCCAGACAGCCTGCCAGGGCATCACAGCCATCGATGTAGCCATCCGGATAGGTGAGGAACTGACTGATGAGAGTGGGAGTATCTTGGCCTTCAGGAAAGAGTATCTTTGCTGTCTCGATGATGGTCTCGGTTCTTTCGATGCGGAGGTTCTTGTTGTCCTTGTTATCGATACGCTTGATTCTGTGACTGATGGGTGGCAGATGATTGTCCTGTGCCCATCTATCGAAGTCAGCGAGGATACGTGCCTGACCATAGGTGGTCTCACAGGCTGCCCTGGCTTTGACTCTGTAAGTGCGATCCAACTCCTGATAGGCATCATAGTAGTATCTGAAGAACTTGGTGTTCTCTGTCTGCCGTATCCAGACATGAATCACATAGAACCTGTTGCCGTCATAGCCTATGGAGATGATGGCCTTGTAACAGCCCTTCTCACCCCAGGCAGGATCGGCATAGATCCAAACCCGCTTCATCTGGGATGGCTCAGGCAGAGTTTTGTATCTGGTGAACCAGTGGTTCTTGAAGATGTTCCCTTCAATGACTGGCTGCCCTAACATCTCCCTCTGGTATCCGGTATACCCGAACTTGGCTTTTAGATTAGGCAGGGTGGCAGTGGGATATTGAGCCTCCCAAGCGGACTTACCATGTTGATCTTCGAGAGAGAAGCGCAATATCGCTTTTTGGTGCGTTTTCAGAACCGATTGGTATCCTAAGTCCAAATCTGGATTATCGGCCCGCATTTCGCCTAATATAAGCTCCTGAAACTGGCAGATCGCATAGTTGGGATGCACCAGGTTACCGAGCCAGACGATCCTGCCATTCCCCTCCGGTGAGAGAGCTCCGGCAAGCTCCTGGGTGATCTTCTCCATGCGTCTCTTGCCGATGGACTGGTTGCCCATGTTCTCTTCTTTGTCGATATCGTCACAGACGATCAGCCCGGGCCGCCTGGCGGTCTTGGGATTGATAGTTCCTCTATGACTTTGCTTGATACTCCTGGCTCTGATTCTCGCTTTGTTCTTGAGATAGAAGTCCAGATCAAAGGCATCCACTGGCCGCAGCTCCGGATAGTCGATGGTGAGCCGCTTGTTGTTCTGAAGCTCATGCAAGGTGAAGGCGGTGCGTTCCTGTGCCAGGTCTATGTCTGCGGCTGTATGGATCACGTAACGTTCACCCTGGATGATCATCCAGATGGGATAGACCACTCCCATGAGTACCGTTTTGCCCAGCCCACGAAACCCGGTGATGGCGATGATGCCCGAGCCCTTGTCAGTCTCATCGAACATGGTCTCGTGTGCTGGGCAAAAGGGTAGCGGGAAGATGTGCGGGAAATAGGTATGGCAGAAGAACGAGAAGGCATCCCATCCTGATCCGGTAGTACGTCTGATTCTCTCAGCCTTGGCTTCGGGGTTATCGTCTATAAAAGGCAAGACGGAGATCGTTTTGGATGCGATCTCCGTCAGAGCCTTGTTATGCCGCTGAATGAACTTCTTAGGCATAACCGGGTATCACCCCAACCCCCGGCAGGCTGTTGGTCGGGGACCCTGAGTTTCCGGAAGGATCAGCGGAGCCGGGGGGATCGGCTCCGCTGTCAGGCAGGCAGGATGTCGTGGAGCCGGAGGGAATAGCTCCACTCGTTGGAGGGTAGGTTGGCTGGTGTGTTTGGAGGTAACCATGTGTCTATCCATTTCTGACTCGTAAGTACTCGGCAAGATCGAGCACGATACTTTGAAACTGTTTCAGCATAGTCTCATAGCCCTTCTCGATCATGAAGTCGGTCACCTGATCCAGGAAGCGGACGATATAGTCGTTCAACTCCTTGGAAGGCTCAGCGTCCTTCTGATTCTGCCTGATCAGGCTGACGAGGCTCTGCAGAGCGGTGTCCGCCGGGTTCTTGGCATATTCCCGCAGTGCCTGGATGAGCGCCTTCTTGCGGGCCAAGTTGATCTCATGGTCGAGCTTGCGCTCTTCCTTGAACTGCTCGTCCCATTTGCCGGACTTGATCCACTTGCGGACGGTGATACCGGAAACTCCGAAGATCAGCGCCAGTTCCAGCGGATCGGTCTTGCCGTTCAGATAGGCTTCCCTGCAGTTGTCCCGCTTGATGCGGAACTCATGGCTGTTACTCATACTCGGGACGTACCTTGTGCTTCTGCAGGTAGAGGTTGAGGTCTTTGCCGGAGCAGCGCAGCTGTCCGTTTTCCTTGGTTCTGAAAGCCGGCAGAGGATCGCCGATGTCACGTATCCAGCGGTAGACGCTGGAGCGGTCGACCCTGAGGATCTCAGCTATCTCATCGGTGCGGTAATTGCGTTCGTCTTTGAAGATGTTCATCAGTTCCTCTGCGGTGTTGGTATTCATAGGTGCCATTATTCATTCTCCTGTGCTTTGATCAAATAGAGATGAGTTACGCTGCCACTGTTTCTCACAGGGCGGGGAAGTTGAGGACGATCTGGCGGAACTGGCCCGACTCGTCTCGTTCATAGAAGTTGATGTACTGCTTGGTGGCTACCACCTGGATGGCCTGGTCGATCAGCTCCATCGCTTCCTTCCAGGTCTTATCCTTGATGTTGTAACGGCGCAGGCGCAGGATGCGGTACTTGGCGATCTCGCCTTTCTTGTCAACCTGGAAGGCTTCGCTGATGATGGCCCGGAGGTTGACGTTGGAGTCGGCGGACCAGGCTTTCAGGCACTCGTCTATCTTCTGCTTGGCGAGTTGAAGTTCGATGCCGAACTGGATGCGTTCCTTGAACCTGATCTCGACCCGGTACTTGCCGTCAAAGCTGTTGAGAACGGCATTGCCCTTCCAATCCAGGCCGTTCTTCTCGGCTACCTGTTGGAGATAGAGCTCCACGTCCTCAAAGAACTTGTTCTTGTCAGCTACCATACGGTCATGCAGCTTGATGGCCCGGTTGATGGTCTTGCTTACGATGGCGTCCTGCTTGAGGATCTCAGGTCTGATGATCGAGACCGGAATGCTCTGGCCGTTAGCGTCAATACGGGTGGGTACGGGCTTCTTAGCCTTGGGGGTCTTGGGTGTGTCCATTGGATGTCTCCTTGTTATCTGTATATTTGGTTTTCTTTTCATTCTGTTTGATATAGTTCTGCAGCATGGCGATCACAGCTCTGCGCTCCTTCTTGTCGAGTAGGTTCCAGTGGCTTTTGGAATAGTTTTTCAGCATGAATGCCCGCAGTTGGGACTCGGTCCAAGCCGCGGTTTTCATGAGATAGAACATATACATGCCCTGGCGGTCGAAAGTAAAGACTTGGGGTCTGCCATGCCTGCGGTACTTTAGCAGGAGTGCCTTCAACTCAGTTAAGCGATCCTCCGGCAAGGCTCTGAGCGATTCACCATAGCCCAGGCCCTTGATGATGAACCTGAAGGCATCGAGCGGCCAGTGGAACTTTTTGACCCTGAGGCCGTGTATCTCCTGGCGTAGTTTTCGTTCTCGCTGTTCCTGATCCATAGAATGCTCCCGGTTGGCTGGTCTTACAGTGCTTGCTGTGGGTGTTGAGCCATGCGCTTCTTAGTTCGGTACGGCGCTCTTTGCTTAGGTGGCATCCCGGCCTTGCCGCGCAGTTCGCCCAGGATGCCCTTGATCACAATCGATCCCACCATGGGGATTTTCTGGGGGTCTAATACGCAATATCCGCTCTTATCGATGCCGATCACCTTAACCGAGGCCATCGCCTCCAGATAGAGATAGACCCACTGCCTGCTGCGTCCGTAGATCGAAGCGAGCTGCCGGATGCTGCGTATTTTCCGGCTGGCGATAACCTCAAGCAGCCTCCCGCATTCCATCTTGCTGAAGTCCAGCTTCTGCGAGTGCGTGTTAACCAGCTTGAAGTCGTAGCGATGGGCATAGACATAGATCTCTTCATCCTCACAGATGCACTTGATGTTGCCTTCGGCGAGCATCGTGCGCATCACCCCGTTGACGGTCTCCAGGGGGACGTCCGTCATCTCGCAGACCAGTTTCCGGTTGAAGGGACGCCGGAACTGGAGTATGAAGCGGCGTACCAGATCTTGCTGGGTCATAAGGCCTCCCTCAGCACCAGCTCAGATAAGGGGGTTTCTTTGTCAGTGCGGGTTTCCAGCATATGCATGACCTTCATGGCCTGCCGCAGGTTGCCCTTGCTGTAGTTCCAGACAAAGTCTGTGGTGGTCTTATCGACCGGATCGGTCATCACTTTCTTGGTGACTTTCATAATATCCTCCTTGGTATTATCTTGGAATTCGTAAAAGTAGTTGCAGCGGTCAAAGTAGTGGGAATCGATGCGGGATAGCTTATCCTTAGCTTCCTGCATCCCGATCAGCAGGATCACTGCCAGAGTCTCGTCAGCCAAGTCCCGGATCGAACCTAGCAGTTCGTAATAGCGGAAGGCATAGTCGATCTCATCGATGATGACCACCGCGTCCTGCTGTTCACACAGGACCTGGACACACTGCTTGAATAGCGTGTTGGTCGATCCATGCGGGATGTAATCGCCATAGCCATAGTTACGGTATAAGCTGCTTAGCAGTTCTTTGGCGAAGGTCTTGGGAGTGGAAGTGGCTTCCAGGCGCAGGTATGTATAACCATTGCGGAAGGCCGTTCTGGTGGCGAAGGTGGTCTTGCCCAGTCCTGGCTTG